ATAAAAAGCTTTTTCAGGGTTTAAAACAATCCAAGCATCATTAGCAGAGTTTCTTTTAAAATCATAAATGCCATTAATTAGTAAATCACTAGCCTCAACCGCAATTTCTGTTTTTGTAGCACTTAGTTTTTTAATAACTGCCGTAGTTGCAGGACTAGCAATTGAACTTACTTGCAGATAAGGGGTTGTTGTCAAATTAGTTGCACTTATCTTTGCAGTAAATTGTTGTGTTGCTGTGTAAGCTGTGATTGCTGGTGATGGTGCTAAAGTGTAAGCATCGGCAGTTCCTGAGGTTGTTCCAAGATATAAAAATTGATTATCTTGAACTTGACCCACAGTAATTGCATCGGTGCGAGCCGTTCCACTACCTAAGCCCGTTAGTTTGAAACTATTTAGGGGGATATTTGCTGATATCGTGGTTTGTCCATCTTTAGTAATACAATTAGATAAACCCGTTGCCATGCCGTCCATTTCAGCATCTACTCTTGATGCTGTAATTGGTATTGAGTTTATTTTATCAGTTGCCCAACTGTATAATCTTAAAAAAGTTCCTGTTCCGTTAAATGCCATATATTTATTGATTAATTGATTGTGTTAAAATATTAGTTAATACAAAATCTCTAGTTTTTGGTGATAATTGTTGAATTACTTTACTTGCAATTTTTGGTTCTTGCCCTTGTATTAATTTTAGAACATCATCAATTTGACCCTTTGCTGATAGTTTTTGAGCCTGTCTTGCAACTGTACCAACTAAGGCAGTTAATCCACCAGTTCCACCGCCAATTAATATTGACCCAATTGGCAAAGCCGAATTTCCAGCATTTCTACCACTTCCAATATCAAAACCAAATTTTCCTACGGCTTTCATTAAACCTTCGGCAGTTGAATTAGTCTTAGCTCTTTTTAAAGCTTGAATTTCAGCTGGTGAAAAACCTCTTAAATTTTTTGGATTATTTACAAAGTTTTGTAAAAGTGTTTTAGTGCGATTTGCATCACCATCGGCTTTTCTTACAATGTTTGTAATAGCATCAAATTTGCGATACCTTGACCATTCCGTTCTTGCTGTGTTAAGTAAATCTAGTGTTTTTTGATCACCTTTAGATAAAGCATTAGCGCCCAAACCATCAACAACATCATCTAGTTTATTTATTGCAATATTAGCTTTTAAGGCATCGGGATTAGGTCCTGCAATATCAGTATTTTTTTTCACGACATCACTTAATGCTTGTCTATAATTATCTAGCTCTTCTAAACCAATTGCGCCATTTTTCTCTTTGGCTAATTTTTTTATAAATTCTAAAGTACCAATAGTATCTGCGTTGGTTATTGGACTTAAAAATCCATTTTTATTTAAAGCATTGTCAATTTCGGCAAAGATTGATTTTATCGCTTCTGGTTTAAAAGTTGCACCAGATTCTCGGACTGCTTTGTAAGCATTAGTAGAGCCTTCTTTAATTGCTTCACTAATAGAATCTAATGTTTGAACAGGTTTAGAAGTAAAACCTGCAATAGCTTCTGTTGGTCTTGCTTTATATCCAGCTAAAACATCTTTGCCTAACTGAACAGCGGAAGTTTTAACATTGCTTGCAACTTTACCCGCAACTCCTAATCCACCACCAATAACCGCACCAGTTGCAGCACTTTTTACGGCTTGAATACTTCTATTTTCTAAACCAGCTTCTTCTTGTGGCGATAATGCACCTGATGCAAAACCACTAACCGCACCGCCAGTAGCTAAACCAGCAACTTTACCAGCAGTTTGAGCTACTTTTGCACCAGTTCCAACGCCAGTAGCTAAATATGGCAATGATTGACCAATTGCAACGCCAACTCTTTGAGAAGTTGGTAATTGTGCTTGTTGTTCATTTCTTAATTTAACTTGTTCAGCTAAGCGGTCGCCAACAGTATTCATATTTAAATTATCGCCGTAATATAATCTTTCAATCAAACTAGCGGCTTTTTCGCCAACATCAGTAGCGGCTTGAAATGCACCAATTGCCGCATTGCCTAAACCTTGAGGAACACCCATGGCAACATTGGCAAGAGTAGAACTTTCTTGTTGTGGTGCTGGTTGGGGTTGTTGTCCACCAAGCTCTGGATTGCTCATTACAAAACTTTCAATTTCTTGTGGCGTAGCACCTTGAGGAACTTCTATGTCAGCTATTTTTCCATTAGGTAATTGAACTGTTGCTATTGGCATTATTTATCCCTCACATTTAGTATTTTAAAACCGCTTTGTGGTGGCATTGATGTTTGTCCGCCTGTTGGTTGTTGCAAGTTTTGACTTTTGGCACTAGGTTTAATACTTTCGCTTATATTCTTAAATCCTTCGTCTAGCTGATTTAATTTGTATTTAACTGTTTCGGGAGTATCTCCAAATTTAGGAATTAATTCACGAAAAGTATTTTCTTGCTCATCAGTTGTTATTGCTCCACCCGATCTCATTCTTCCAATAATATCAGATAAATCTTTTGTTCTAGTTTTAAAAAGCTGTGGCTCTGTTCCAATAAAAATATTACTTAATTTAGAAGCAGCAGAAATTTTATTAAATTTATCGCTATCAAAAGAAGATTCTTTAGTTTTTGGATCAACTTTGGTAAATTGTTTATTAATATTGTTTATTATATTAGAACCACCCTCAGCAAGAGTTAAAGTTTTAGCAGCATCTTGAGATAATGGTTGACTTGCTTTATCGGCTGGACCACCTTGAATTGCTTTTAAACTTCCATCGGGATTATATGAATAACCAGCAGGAGCGGAAGGAGTTCCCGCTGTTCTAGCTTCTTTATTAGCTTTATTTGTTTCAGCATTTAATTTGGCAATTTCTGCTTGAGTTTTTTGTAAACTTAATTGAGTTGCAGGGTCATTTTTTGCCATATCTTGATTAACAAAAGCACCAATAAGACTAGCTCCACTATCGGGAGTAGTCATTGAAGCTATTGCATTTGCAGATTCAGGCGTATAACCTTTTGAGGTTAACAATGAGCTTAATTGAGTTTGACGATTAACTTCTTTTTCGGCAATATCTTTTCTTGCTCTATTTTGCGCCCAAGCACCAATACCAGCAGTTGCAATTTGAGCGGCGGCAACACCCCAACCGCCTTGAGGGTCAAAACCTTGTCCACTAATTGCTTTATTTACTAAATTTTGTCCAAATTCTAATTGTGAATTAGGATTTGAATATTGCGAAGTTGTTGCAACTGGATTTACTCTTTGCACAGAGACTCCTTGCGGTTTTGCTAAAGCTTGAGCCATTTGATTTCTTTTTACTGCCATTATTTAACCCTCCTAAAATTAACATCAATTTGTGAATAATCTACTTTTAAAGTTCCGTCTTTTTCTTGAATTACAGCTGACGGGTGTGTTTCTAATAAGTCTTGAGCCATCACGCCAGAATATCTAAATTGACCGTGTGATTTGTCTTTGTAGTCAAATTCATAAATAACAATTCCGCTTGGCGAAACTCCTGTCTGTCTAATATTTTCTTTTAAAGTTATGTCAGACAAAGCACCAATAGCAGCACTTCCTAAAGAACCAACTCCGCCAATTAAAGCATTTGTTCTTTGATTACTTCTATCTTTGCGAGCTTGTGTTCCTAAAAACGATAATTGTTGATTTTGCATTTGCGATTGTTGTGCAAAACCAGCTAAATCAATTCCATTATAATTTGGTTGGTAACTAGCAAACGAAGTGCCAGCCCCTACTTGCGACCTGCCAAGCAAAGAAGATATTTCATTAAATCTTGATTGCCTTACTTGTTCACCCGTTGCAATACTAGCTTGCGATAAATCGGTATATTGACGAGCAATTGAATCATCTAATCGATTCATAGCAGAATTATATTGTTCAGAACCCATAGGAATTCCTTGGTCTGCTAATTGTTGAGCTAAATCTCTTTTTTGTTGCTTGATAATAGGGTCAATTTGTGCTTTTCCTCTTTGGAAAGTCGCGTCTTGAATTGCTTGACCATTATTTGAAAAATCACCGCTTAAAGAACCGCTTAATTGACCAGCTAAACTTTCTTGCCGTAATCGTTCAGCTTTAGTAAAGTCGCTTTCATTTAATCTAACACTATTTGTGTATGGATCGTAAGTTTGAGATCCTTGAGGCGTATAAATATTAGGATTATTCAAAAGTAAATCTTTTTTTTGTTCAGGCGAAAGGCTTTCAAAAAGATTAGCTGTTGTAATTTCTTGCTCTGTATAAGGTGTTCCATCAGGTTTATTTGGTAATGAATTATTTAAGCTAGCGCCATATAATGCACCAAGAGGACCACCAATTGCAGCACCGTAAACAGCAGCGCCTGCTTTTGTGTTTCCGCCAGGTAATTTATTAACGAATGTTTTATTTAGATTAGATATTTTATTAGTTGCTTTTTTAATTTTTTTACCAATTCCCATATATTTTTTATATTATATTACTAACGCTAACACTATAATCGGTTCTGTACCAAAATAGCTGTTGTCCATTTATGCTCACTTTTATCCTCATTCCAAGATCTACACCTTGACCTGACGAGTAAATTAATTCGTTTCTTGTTAATCCTTCTTGACTCCACATTGCTACATCCCACAAAGCTACATCCCAAAAAGAACCTTGTGCAGTTGATGATGAATTTTGCGAAGTTTTATTTCTTCCATAATCGAAATTAACTATTGAATTTACAACCGCACTTCCATCTAATTTTATTGTGTTTCTATATCCATTGACTGTTTTTTCTTGTGGACTTCCTAAATTATTATACGCACTTTGCACATCACACTCTATATTTGCACCATTATCGCTAAATCCATCATCGGCTTTAAATATTTTACCATTTCCACCAAAATATAAATTATTATTAAACATTCCCCAAGTAGAGGCATTCATTCCTGTAAATTTACAGCCTGCACCCGTAATAGTATTAACGACATATTGATGATAAGTGGTATTATTAGCTACTGGAACATTTATTAACAGCCAGCCAGCTTTAGGATACATTGCAACTTCCCAACCATAATTTGATCCATAATCATTAACGGCTTTTATTGCTGCGCCTGATAATTTACCTCTTTGCGTAACTGCTCCATCATTTTTAAATACTTCGCTAAAAAATACAAAATCTTGATCGGTAATAATAACAATATCACCAGCTACTTTTTTAGCTCCTCTAACAGCTATTGGACGACCTATTTTATAAGTTCCAAGTAATGCCCAAGATGAAGGGGATGAAGGGTCGGAACCTTGATAAAGTAAAACATCGCCAGACGACATTAAAAACACCGCATAATCATCAACGCCGTTTCCGCCGTCTAGGTTCCAAGTCATCATTGAAACAAGATTGCCACCAAAAGGAGCTACTCTTGATAATTGGAATTTTGTAAAAACACCACCAATTGCGTTAGTTGCTCCATACCAAACATCTTGAGAATTTGAACTCCAAACATAAACTCTATTTTTGTGAACATTTATGCCATTTAATTCACTAACTGTTAATCCAGTTCCGCTTATAGAACTTGCAGTTAAAGTTGTCCCGTCAAAGGTTTGTGGAGTATCGGCTCCATTAACCATGATTAAATAAGCATTAAAATTTACCCATTGCCATCTTGCGTTAGTAAAACCAGTGCCAACACTTACAATGCTTGCGGGGTTTGTAATGTCATTAAGAGTGTTTCCATTAGCACAAATAAATTTTCTAACTGTATTAGCGTTATATTCCATTAATGTTTCAACAAAACCAGATAATCCAGTTGCATATTCAGTAAACCCTTTCCTAGTTGAAATTGAACCTTGGCTTGGAAACCAATTTTCCATAATTACTGCATCGGTTGGCTCCATCAAACTTTCGCTGTCTTTAGTATTTAATCCACCAAAAGGCGAAGGGACGTTTACTCTTAGAGCTTGTCCGTTTCTTTCTTGGTCCAAAGCTGGATATGATTTACCTAATGTTAATACCATTTATGGAATAATTGTTGCTGGATAACCAACTTTAATATTGTTGTCGTAATAATAATGTTTAATAGTTCTTCTTGCCCCGTTTGTACGGACTCTTTCAACTGCCGCATTATTGGCAATTTTTTGCTCTTCAGCATAAGGGCGACCTTGATTTTTTAACCATCTCCAAGTTGCGTCTAATCTTACAATATGTGCGTCAATAGCTGGGACATCAGTATCCGCCAACCATTCAGTTTGACCAGTTCCGCTTGAGCTTAGAATAACATGATTGCTAATATATTCGTAAATATGTGCTTCAATAGCGGCGGGTGTGGGAAACAATAAAACACGCCCTGCTCTAATTCTTGAATAACTAAAACCAGTTCCGCCAGTAATTCCTTGATTATTTAAGATTCTCCATTCTTCAGGAGTAACTGGCATTGCTACTGGGTGTTGCGTGGTGGTATTCCAAAAAGTTCCATTTATAAACCTATCAAAATCTTCAGGTAAAATATAGCCTACTTGCGAAACTACCGTGTTAAATGTTTTTTCTTTTTGCAATTCTTGCCAATTGTAAGAGCGTGCCAATTCAATAATTGACACGGTCATTACTTCCAAGATTTGTTTTGCAACATCTTCAGTATTACCAATTATGGCAGTTGGAACACTGCCAGCTTTAGTTTCTCTTAAAATTGATTGTGAAATCGTTAAAAGACTCATTATTTATTTTTAAGTAAATTTAATAAAACTTCTTTTGAAGCATTTCCTTTATATTCAATTCCTAATGCATCTAATTCAATTTTTAATTCAGAAGCAGTTCTTTTATCTTCTTCTTCATTTTCTAAATTGGCAACAGAAGTTGCGTTAGCTTCTAAGGCTTGAATTTTAGCTTTTAATTTAGCTATTTCAGCTTCAGGATCTGATTTACCTTCTTCTTGTAATACAAGATATTTTTTGTAAGCATTTTTATACAAATCTTTTTCGTGAACAAATGTTTTTTCGCCACCTTGATCATAAATAGCTCTTTCGACGGCTTTTCTAATACAAACTGTATTTGGATCATTAGGAATTGTAATATGAACCCAAAGGTCATAATTTTTAGTAACTTCGTTTTTTTTATCAAAAAAGGCTACCAATAAACCCTGATCTGATACTAATTGGTTTGGACTTACATTTAAAACTAGATTTGTCATATTTTTTATTTTAATTATTAAAAGATTATGAAGGGGTGTTTTATGCCCCTCCAAATTAACCGCAATTAAGCAGCTAAACCGTCATCAACGAATGGATAAGCTATTTCAAGCTCAGCCAAACCAGTTGAAGGGGTGTCAATAGCAGAGGCACCTTTGCACTTCTTGATTCTATCGCCAGCAACAACAGCATCATCAATTGAACCAGCAGTAGCAGTTCCATAGCAATTTGCATTATCTGCAAAACCAGCAAGAACTTTTCCTACAGCTTTACCATAGATTTGATACCAACCAAAGCTAGACGCAGGATTGGCAGACATTGCAAAAGCAACATCGCCAATATCGTTAGCCACTAACAAAGAAGTTGACCAATCGTCTGGATTAATAAGGACGCAAGAACCAATAGCGGTTGAAGCAACACCTTTTAGGTAAATGAATTCACCTTCACCATAATTTGAATCGTCAGCCTTAACTCTAGTGCCTAGTGGCAAGAGTTGGACTGTTGAAGTATCGGCAATGGCTTGTGGAATTACAAAACCATTGTTAGAAACAAAATTAGACATATTATTTATTTATTTAAATTATTAATTAAGCATGCATTACGCCGTGAACTCTTGAATTATCAACAGTCATGTTTCCGATCATAGTCATTGGAATTACATAAGCTGGTTGGTTATACGGGCGAGTCGCTTCTCCAGTAGTAAACAAAGATTTACCTAAATATTCTAGGAAAATATGGTTTGTGTTAATGAAATATGCGTGCGAAGCAGGGCATTCAGGATCATAGAATACATCACTTGATTTATATTTCAAATTATCAAAACCCATTGCTCCAATTTTATCAGAACTAATTCTTTGAATTGTTTGGGTTGCAGTTTCAAAATAACTAAAATATATGCTATCCGCAGCAATCATATCAGGAAGTTCGCCCATTTGAGCTTGGCATCTTAGATATAAAGAGTTAAAAGCTGCTAAAATAGTAGTAGAAGAAGCTGTTACTGATTCAACTGAAAAATCATATAATTTATTTTGCCAGAAAGAATAATTAGCTCTGTTAATTTGTCCTACTGTTCCAGAAGTTGGAGCATCAGAAATCAACAATTGTAAACCACCAATATCTTTACCGCCAGAACCAGTTCCGTCAGCATAGATTGAAGTTCCAACTTGATTTGACAATGAAGCTTGAAGAACTTTCATTTTTTCAGCCAACAAGTCAACAATTTGTTCTTTACCAGCATTTTGAGCATACTCTAAATCAGTCATGGTAACAGTACCAGTTAAGATTTTTTGAGCAAAGGTTGCGGTAGAAATTACATCTTGAGGAGTTGTATTATAAGTATCATACTCACCTTGATATTGAACAGTTCCGTTTGTTGCGTAACTAATCTTTTTTTGGAAAGTAGCACCACCTGATTTTTTAATGATATTTCCTTTAGACTTCAATTTTTCGAGTAAAGGATGGTTATTGGTCACGTTATCAATAATAGTTGGAGCGTAATTGTCCAATGTAGTAGTGAGTAATTGACCAATGCTTGAATTTGGATTAGGCATTGTTTAAATAATTAAGGTTATAAAAAATTTTTATAAATATTAGTTTTTTACAACGCTCCAGCTAAATGTTTAGAAACAATGTCGTCAAGTAAAGCTCTTGGACTAGCGGGGGCAACATTCACACTTGAAGTTTTACCCGAGAATTTTTTAAGCCTTTTGGCTTTTTCTAATTCTTCTTTACGCTTTTCCGTTGCTTTTCTAGTAATTTCAATATCTCTCAATTCTACAAGCTCATCATCAAGCATTATTGCTTTTTGGTAAGCTTTTTCAAGAGTTAAATCAGGATTATATAGCGGGTGTCCTTCAATATAGAAAGTCGCCATATTTCCCCTAACTCTTTCAAAGTGAGGGTATTTAATTTCGCCATTACTATCTTTAGCTGATTTAAATTGCTCAATTTCTCTTGCATTTACATCAGCAGTTTCTTCTTGTTTCTGTCTTTCAATCTGGGCGAGTCTTGACTCAATATTTTTATAATGATTGTCTCTAGCTATCTCTTCAGGAGTGCGATAATCGTACTCATCTTGAACAGGTTCTATTAGACTGTTTAAATCGATATTAGCAAATTTTGCTAAATCTTTTATTGTTTGGAGTGGATTCTTTTTAAAAGACTCATCAAAAGTCTTTAAATTAGCCATCTCTTTCTTTGTGTTTCCTAACTCAAGTCTAACTTGGTCTTCCCTTGCACGCAATATTTTGCCTGCTTCTATAACCTTTGCTTGTGCTTCGGGGTCTTTAATTAATTCAACGGCTTCCCTAAACTCACGCGGTTGTCCGCTAAGAGTTTTTTTTAGGTCAATACCCTTGTCAATATTCTCTTTTACTTCTTCTTTTTCTTCTGGCTCTTCTGATTCTTCTTGTATATTTTCAGTTGATTCCAGTTCTTCATCTATATTATTTTCTAATTTTTCTTCAATTTCTTGTTTTACTTCTTCTTTTATTTCTTCAATTGGATTTTTTGCATCCTCAATCTTGCTAACACTTTCTAATAATTTTTCTCTTAAAATATCGTGCATAAATTATTTTTTGTTGATAAAATATATATTATTATAATTAAAATACTTTAATATAAATAGTTGTCAAATACTTTTTTAATAATCTTTAATATGGCAACCAGCTTCTTTAATAGAAGCTAAATAATCTTGTTTATTTGTATAAACTTTATTATCTAAATGGCTTTGAATACCACCTTTATCACTAATATATTGGTCAAGAGTTGGGTCTTTCCCAAGGATTTTTCTATTAGGTTTGCTAACTGAGTGGGTATCAATCTCAATCCACTCAGCCTTGCCGTTTATGTAAGTTAAGCGTTTTGTTGTCATATTAATAACCTTTTCCGCCTTTTTTACCACCTTTTTTTGTCGATTTTTTCATAGTCCTCCTAAATTAATGTTGGTTTGTTAGAATCTCTTATAATTTGATTTAATTGCTCAGTTTGTGCCATTGCTTGCGAGTTCATCAAAGCCGTTCTTGCGCCAACAACTTGAGTTGTTAGCTGTTGTTCTCTATCGGCTGCTTTGTTAGCATCTTCAAATTCTAAATTATCTTGATGAATAGCTTGCTCTTGCAATAATGCGGCTTTTTTAATGTCTAATTCTTGTTGTGCAAATTGTGCATCAGTTGCTTGTTTTTGTGCTTTTAATTGCAATTCTTGTTGTCTAATTTCCATTTCTGCTTGAGCTAACATTTCTTCAGCACTTGGACCTTTTGCTTCTTGTTCTTCTTGAGCAATTAAACTTTCTTCAACATTGCGCCCAACTTTAAACGGCTTAGAAATAAAGAGCATAAATTGTTTAAATGCATCTGGCGTGATAATGCCAGCTTGAACCATCGGAAAGAAAGAATTTGAAAACTCACTAATTGAGCGAATATATTCAATTCTATCAGTTTTTTCTTGTTGTTGGTCAATTTTTATAGTTGAATCAGTTTCAACATCAATTGCGAAAGTTCTTAATTTGTCATTTTTAATTAACTTTTCTAACTCTGGAATTTGCTCTGGTGTAATAGCGTAGCCTTTTAAATCTTCTAAAGGCTTTTTCATTGTCTTTTTAAACTGTTCTTTTGCTTGCTCATTCATTTGTTCTAACCTAGCAACTTCTTCAGGATTATTAGGATCAGTTAATGATTTAGCTTCGTTTAATAAAGCATCTAATTTTATTTGTTCAGCTTTTTCAATTGCTTTAATGTCAACAATTTTAAGCTGTGTCATTTGTGCCAATTCTTCAACAGTATAATTTTCAACTGTAAGTTCGCAAAGTAAACGAATTAAATCTCTAGTCCAAAACTCTAACTCTTTTTGTAATGGTTGGATTCTGCTAATTGCAAAGTTGCCTTTCAATTGTTGAGCAGTGGCGGTTTCTGAAGCGGTGGTTACGCCTCGCACAATATCAGAAATTCCAGTAATATCTCTAATTGAGAATATAACACGGTCTTTTCTGTCATTGAGCTGTGAAATTGTTGCAATGATTTCGCCAAGAGGTTTAAACATTATTAAATCTTGAACTTTTTGATTTCCAGTTGACAGCATAGGAGTAAAAGACCCATCATCGCCATTAAATAAACCTTCTATGTCAGAAGCTTCGGCAATAGATGAATAAATCCCAGTTACTTTGCATTGTTCAACTAGTGAGCGTATGCGGGTATCAATTATGTTAAGCTCTTCCGCTTGTGTTTTGTATTGTCTATAAAGTGGAATTGGTCTTAAATCAATAGGGTTTGAATTTGAGCCAAGAGGTGATGCAATTGGAAAGAAATCTCTTAATTTATAAGGATCTTCTTCATTTGACAATAAAACACCGCCACCGCCGATTGTAAGAAATAAAACTGATTCGCTTTCTTTGTCCCAAACTTCCCACACTTCAGCCATTTTAAATAGTTCGTTACTATCGGTTTTATTTTTATTATTGCTTATGTTACTGTCGCTTAATCTAGTTGCATTTAATTCAACTGCATTAGCTTTTTTTTCTCCAAAATCTTCAATTAACTCATCACGGCTTTTATAATGTCTAAAAGCTATCCATTGAACATTGCACCATTCTTTATCCGTTGACATTCTGAAATCTTTCCAATCAACATATTCGATGCGACATTTTTTTTCAGAGTCATCCATTTCTTTTGTGCCATCTTCTAACTCAACTTCTTCTTCGGGGTCATAACAAACACGAGCAACACCACGCCCACCAATTAAAAAATCATCACGGCATTTGCTAATTACAGTTTCAGCATCGGAATCTTTTAAATATAAATCAATCGAGCGCTCCATCATCTCAGAAGCAATGCGATTAGTTTCGCTTGAATCTAAAAAGCGTTGTGTGATATTTGTTTTTGGAAGTCTTGAAAATAAGAGTGGGCGTAATGTTTGAGTGTTTGACCAAAAAACATTATATCTATCTTCGCTTTGCCCTTCGTTGTTGTATATTGTAAAATTAGCATCAGCTTCATCACGCCATTTTTTCTCGTAATTGCTAGCATTTTCAATTTCTTTTGTCCAAATTTCAACTAATCCAGCATCTCCCTTAGAGTGCGTTAAATCTTCTTTTTTTTCAACTTGGATATTAGCTTGCATTAATGATAAATCTAATAATTGTCAATGTGTTGACGCATGCAAGCCTCTAAATTTGTATTTTTAACAAAATTTTATAATAGTCAACAATTATTTTCTATTTGTTGAATAATTTTTGGGGTTAAAATCTTTATACCATTGTTCTTCTAGTGCCATTTGTGATTTTGGAACTTCGACAACAACAGGGCGAGACATGCATAAATATCTTAAAGTATCAACTGCGTGGTCTTCTAAATCGCTGTTTAAATCTTCGGGCTTACTGTTATCATATTGCATTATCGGCAATGTTCTAATCAAATTTTTACAAGTATTCGTAAAATATAATAAAGGTTTATCATCTTGTCCACTAAATCTTGCTCTTATTTGTTGCCAGCCCGCAACCCTTTTATTGTCTGCTGCTTGCCAATATATTTTTTCTTTTGCCATTTGCTCCATTATACTTTCACCACTTGAAACATCAAATATTGCAGGATCAGCGACCATATTACCCATCTTTTCGCCCTGTTGCATTTCCTTAACATTTTTAGCGATATCTATAGCGTGCATTTTAAGCCCTTCATTAGCTTTACCCGTGCAACCATAAAACTCACGATAAATAATTATTGCACCTCTTGGAAAGCTTCGTTTTATACCACCACAATCAACAAGTGAGCCGTCCGACACCGCACCCCAAAGCACGCAAAAGGGTTTAGAGTAGCCCCAATCAAATGCCCTAATTTTAAACCACTCAGGAGGAATAAAGAAAGGCTCGATGATATGTTTAGTCTTATCAAAGTTATCAAAATAAGCCCCGTCAATACAATCCCAATCACCATCTAACATTGCTCTAGCTAATGCACCGCCTAAGCCTTCTAATTTAGCTGCGTAAAGCGGGTCATTTAAAGTCATTGTTGGATTATCAGCAAGTTTGGCAGGTATAAATTGCCTTAACATTCCACCTTCAGAATCAGGCATTCTTCTAATTTGCATCGGCTCACAACCATCAATAAAAGTTTGTTTTACAAAGTCATGTCCGACTCCCCCGGGATTTGAACCACAAATAATTAACGGCAATTTCTCTTTGAATTGCGGTGGAACTACAAGCGAACCAATACGACAACGACCTCTTAAGAAACGATAAATCTTTTCGCTAAAATGCGTAAGTTCATCAATTAGTAAAATATGAATCTCCGCTCCTTGGTATTTTACAACATCTTTCTCGTGCTGGCAATGGCACAAGTAAATTTTAGAGCCATTCCAAAAAGTAATTTCATCGGAAGTAATTGAAACATGTTTTGATTTAATAAAATCAATCAGCAAAGCATTAAACCCGCTTGCTCCTTCAATATGATTCTTAGCAAGATCGGAAAATATTCGACGAAATAAATATATTTGACAATTCGGAACTTGAAGAGCGTAAGATATAGCAATTAGCCGCATTGCGTGTGATTTTCCACCTCCTGCGGCACCGCCATAAAGTATCTCAGTTGCTTTACTAAAATATAATTCTTGTTGCCGTTTGTGAAGCTTATTTGCCATTCAGTTTATTCATCTGAAACAATTAATTGAAAAGTGGGAACTGTTATAAAATCCGTTTCTTGTCTTGTTGAAAACTCATCTTTTGCTTTTCTTTCCAAGAACCATTTTGAATCTAGAACGCTACCACTTTCTACGGCTTCGGAAACATTGATTTTAGCACGCATTACTAAATGACTTTTAAGCATCTCCTTTTTAGTCGAAAATTCTGGGTGTAGCTTACAGTAGTTGTAAAGAGTGCTTTTATCGATTCCCGCATAAAAACTTGCTTGTTCGTCATTAAATCCTTTCATAAAAGCGTATTCTAATTTATCGACCACCTCTTTTGTCATTTTAGTCGGTGCACCAGCTTCTTTGTGTTGACTTTTCGGTTTCTTTTTAGTCATAATTTAACCATATTTTTTTTTAGATTTATTTTTAATAGCCTTATTAATATCATTCACTTCTAAATTAATCAACAACTTTTTTTTAGGTTGTCTATCTCTTCTACAAATGTAAGTTTTAATTATTGGCTTCCAGACACTATTTTTCAATTGCTCTTTTAAGCTAGCAATTTCTTTTTCTCTTAAGATAAATTCATCGATAGTAATTTCTGACATATTTGTAAAAATATATTAATTAAAAGAAAATCCCTAGAACCCTAAAGAAAACTATCACTATAAAGGCAGGAGGTTTTATTTTTTAAAAGTTTGAGAGCGGAGACTCGAAAACCTTTTTTTACTTAGTTTGTTTTTGTTTTTTTGTTTTTTGCATTCTATCACATGTTTCCCGAAAGTCAAGTTATTTTTTTCTCTTACTCTTTGTTGACTTCATAAGCATTTATATCAATTTGAATCAACATTATCAACACTTTATTTTTTTTATTATTTCTCTTGACATAATTATTTCCTATTTTCTTAGCTTATATATATTTTATTAACTCCTAATAATCCATCAATTCAATCACTTTCTAAATCATTTTATTCACAAATTATTTTCAATTATTTTTAATCTTTTTTTTGTTATTATTTCTTAATATACTTTTTAACCCTTGAGTTTCTAAGCTTATCCCATTTTGAATAATCTTTAAAATAAATTAAAATAGTGCTTGACATTGATAATTATATGATTCATAATGTGTTTAACAAAGTGATTTATTAAATTACTTAATTTAACTTAACTTAAAAAATAACTCTATGAAATACGCACACACACAAATTTTATTTAATAAAAACGAGAATTTAATTTTAGTTAAAAGTTTTAAAATATCTAAAAATATAACTCTCGACATCAACAACAAATTAATCAAAACAACTCAAGCAAAACTTGATGAATTTTTAGAAAATTGCGACTCTTATTTTGAGTCGCTCGGAAGATTCAACGAGTTGAAAGACTTTGTTAAATTCAAAGAATTTTTCAATAATTAATAATTAACTTAAAAATAAAACATATGAAAAAAACAAAATTACAAAAACTAACGGCAATCGAGAAAATTCTTGAAAATCGCATTACAAAAATAAATGAGGAAAAATTTAGAATCCAAGGAATTTTAATCAAGCACGGAGCTTTTTTTAAAGCCGTTGAAAATGCTTTAAATAATGATTGGGCTAGTAATGAAGAAGAAAAAGAAATCTGGTTTAACTTACTCTTTGATGCAAGAGATGGCAACGAAAATGCTTTAATTAAATTAAGAGCTGAATTTAAATTTAATGATGCATTCAAAAAACAAACGGGGGCTTTCCAAAATGTATAAAATATTTTTAACAATTGCTTTAATAGCAATCTTTTTGTTCAAGCAATCGCATGATTCAAAAACTTACAAAGTTAAACTAGAAAATAAACTAGAGTTTAACGCTCACAAGCTTCAAGCGGTTATCGCCGATGTTTGGAATATTAACAATTAAATAAAAATATTATGGAAATTTTAAAAATAATTCAGATCAGCTCAAGAAGTGGAGATGACGAATCAATAAACATTAAAAAAGAAATCAATCATTATCGCAATATTGTAGTTCAAAAAGGGGAAGGAAATCAATTTAACGAAGCTTTTTATTTGCTTGAAAATGAAAATGGCGGTCGTTTTATAATTAGTAAAGATCAGGCTTCTTGGAATCCTTATTTTGAAGCTATTTCCAACGCTTTAAAAAAACACGGAGCGGACGAATTGCATTATTATTTTCACAAAAATTAACAATTAATTTAAAAACTATGACAAAAATATTAGAACATTTTGAAGCTATGAATTTCAATAAATTATTAATCGAATTAAAAGACCTTGCGTCGAATGCAGAACAGGAAGCAATTTTTGCAGAACATCCACACTTGCGACCAAACTACGACTTTAAGCAAGACCCAAAAATAACTTTGAAAAAAAGCGTCGCCGAATGTTTAGAAATAAAGAATGAAACAATGGCTGTTTTATTAGTTTTGGGACAAAAAGAAAACGAAGACCTTTCGCCAGCGACAGCGTCGTTAATAAAAGACCTAAAGAATCGCGTAGCAGATTCAACTTATAAAGTTTTTGACCTTTATATGTACTCAAAATAAAAATAATATTAACAATTAATTTAAAAACTATGAAAATTAAAAAAACTAAACAAGAAATCAAACAAAAACAAAAGGAATATTACCAAAAAAACAAGCATAAAATTAAACAAAATAACAAAAGCAAGCGGGAATGGGACGAACGCCAACGCCAGCGGGACGAAACCGAACAGAAATTTTATAAATACGGCTTTTGGCTTTTACTAACGGCGGGCGTGGTCAATTTAATATTAACTAAAATTTAATAATCATGGAACAAATTAAAGATTTGCAAGAAATACAAATCGAAATAAAGAAAGAATTAGGCGGGGCGAGCTTGAATCATTTACTTCATTATAGCAGTTTTTTAAGAGTATCTGAAGCAATTACTTATGTCTATTACATAACAGATTCAAAAAGGAGTACATTAAAAACGCTTAAATTAAAATGGACAAAATCAACAAAATGTATCTTTGACCAACATTTTATTTTACTCAATGACCAACAACAAGCTTTGAAGATTTTTGGACAATCTGAAGATTTTCAAAGAAAGCTTTACGACGCAATACAAATTATTAAAAATATTAACTTTAACCAATAAATAACATGAATATAATTATAAAAACAAAACCAAATTCAACACTAGAGCGACAAATTGCTTTTGAAGTAATCGAAGCCTTTAAATTACGAAAAACAATTGGTGGCACTAAGTCATACATTGACGAACACAACCATAATTTTTTTATTACTTTAAAGCAAATACGCTTGATTTTAGAAAAAAATAATATCGAAACAAAAAAAGGGGGGAATCGTGAGTAAAGAAATTAAATTTAAATATATCTGGTCTAATCCAACAAAAACAAATTTTCTTACTGAAATTTTTACGCTTGATCAAATTGAACATGGCGACCAATTTATGGTTTTGGATAATCAACCATTTTTTAGAGACTATAGAGTTATTGCAAGATTGCAGTCAACGACTTTATTTGACAAAAACGACAAGGAAATTTTTGATGACCATGTTTTAAAAATTTACTATGAAGGCAACCAAAGATCATATTTAAAGAAAGTAAAATGGCTAAATGACCGTGTTAACAAAGGCAGATGGGATGCTTTGGATAATTGCGTTTTTACTTCTTGTGAAATTGTTGGCAACATTTACGAAAATCCTGAATTAATTACGGAGGTTAAAAATGGCTAATATGTCATACTGTCGCTTTGAAAATACTTTTAAAGCTTTAAAAGATTGCATCGTGTCTTTAAAATACGACACGGATCTTAAAGATTTGTCCAAAATTGAAAAACACCATGCTTTATACTTGCGCGGTCTTTGTAAAAAATATCTTGAAATAACCGAAGGCGAAGAAGGGGAGGAAAATGTTTAAAGACTTTAAAGAAGATCCGATTTTAATGGTTCCAATTATAATTTTAATTGTTGCTTTTATAATCCTTTTTTCGCTTTGCGTCCACGAATTTAAGCGTGAAGAGCCTACAGAACAAGACTATTATGACAAATTCTGCACGAAACATTTTGATGTTTCTTGCGATAAAATTAAAATTAAATAACTTATGAAACTTAAAAAATATATATTACTTTTTACACTTGGATTAATAAACGGGGCAATTCTTAGCTTTTTTGATTTATCATTTTGGTTGTCTGTGCTAGAAGTGGGCATTATGTCAATCATAATAATGATTATTTTTCGCAACAAACTTTAATTAAATAACTATGAAAATATCACCTAATAATAAAAAATTAATAATCGCTTTAATAGCTTTCTTAGCACTTTTATTCGCTTTATATGTCTTTGACTTGCTAAAGTATAAAACACGCTTCAACGAGCTTAAAAACGATGAAATAATTGAACTTGAAATCCAAGTCGATAATTTGCAAAACAAAGTCGAGCAAATGGAAAGTCAATTAATTCATAATGAGAACGCAATTAAAAACACTAGCACTGAGCTTAATCTATGCCGTGCGAAATGCAAAACTTGTACTTATCATTTATCGGGAAATTACGAAAATTAAAATTTAAATTAAAACTTATGAGCTTTATAAAGGAAACAAATCCGAAAGCAAGGAAAAATTATATTTGCGACGGTCGAGAACAACTGTTAACTTTTGTTGATTATGTTGATGATAATCTTGAAATTAAACAACAAATTCAACTTTGCAAAGGAATAATTAAAGGCGAGAATTATGTCAATCAAACTCAAGTAGAAGATGGGATAATTCAACATTGGAAATCTTGCAAAAATTGTCGTGAGACAATTGTAAAATTTAAACTTTATCCAACTTATTAAAACTTATGGAACAATTATTTTTAACTGTCATTGTATTATTGATAAGCATTGCGATTACAATCACAAGTCCAATACTTGGCGGGCTTATTATTCTTGCTTTTTTAGTGCTTTATTTGATTCCAACTTTGGTAAAAGAAATATTGGAAATTAAAAAGAATATTGACAACTAAAAAATAGGGATTAGATTGAAACAAACTTTATTTTTTTTGGTAATATATTTTAAATATTGTTTTTTTCATAGTTTGGGGGGAGTAGTTAACCCCCCGTTTACTCTCTTATTCTATTAGTGTTTTTGGTTGCTACACTGATAGAATTGGATAGTGAAAAGCCGAAGCGGTTCGATAAGATACAACTGCGATAAACGAAGTAAATTAGCGGAGAAATCCAGCTAACAGTCGCAAGACTGCTATCCTTTTATTTAAAACTCACCTCGCTCATGAGTTTAAAATTCTAAATCTGGTGGATCAGATTTATATTTTATGGGGTCAAGAATCCACGCTTGACCTCGCCAAAATCAAAGCGTGGAGTTATGACAAAACCATTACAACAAATACAAATAGAAAATAGAAAATTTATACTTGAGGCAATTCATGGCTGTAGTTATGAGGAGGCTTTAGAGAAAGAGTTGGGTGTCGGGTGCAAGATTATCCTTGAAGGTGCGTATGGCATAGAATATACAATAACAGACACGGACACTTTTAAAATAAGCCGAGACCAAATAATCGAAATCATCGGCAAACCCCTTACGCTTTCTAGGGTGCTTTTAGCTATTAGTAAACATGGTTATTATGATGATATTTGGTTTGGTGATTTATATGGCGATTCATATGAAACCCTTGAATTTGACATAAAAGGAGTGTCATTCGATTTAACAAAAGAAACACTCGAAGAGCAAACTGAAGAGACTCAGAGAGGACTTAACGAATTTTTTAACGATTAATAAATAAAACTATGGGAAAAGATTTACATTACATCGTTGAAAAAACAATAAACAATAAATGGGTTGGCATAATGGCTACGGATTGTTTATCTTCAACTGTAAAAAACAATATCAAAGCATTGAGAAGGAGGAGAGAATTTTTTAATAGAATAAATGATTTAACTGGCTTTCCAGATGATGCAAGCGAGTTAGCTTTACATGAAAAAGCAAGAATTGAGGGACATAGCCATTCTTGGCTAAAAATTACAGATATTTATCATATTTGGCTTAGTCTTTACCAGCCATCATTTATGCGTAAAATATCTTTAGATGAAACACTTATACTTCAAACGGAATTTTCGGAATTTATTGGCGTAAATTTTCTGGGAGAAGAAGATAACGGCTTTTGGATTAACGATAATTTAAGAATCTTATTTTTTTTCGATAACTAATTTGACAAATAAAAATTAAAATATAATATGAAAGGGCATTTTATGCAAAAACAGGTAGGTTCAACAATGATAAATCAAGAAATACAAGACAAAGCAAGCAAGAAAATAGCCGAGACTCTAGAATTATTAGAGATGGCGGGCTATGATAAAAAACATATTGATGTTATTCGCAAAGCTATGTGGAGTCTTTTTGATTTTTCAATTTTAATAAACAAGGTAGGTTCAAATGACAACTCAAACACAACAAGATAAATTTATATATTTTCCAATATATTTAACTGATTATGTATCGGATTCGAGAAAATTAACTATGCTTCAAAGAGGAGCATTAATTGATTTATCGGTATTATATTTTCAAGAAGATTTAAAAATTAATTACACAAAAGAGCAAATTTATAGACTTGTTTTTGCATTTTCAAAGGAGGAGCAGGAGGCGGTCGATTTTATTTTAAATAATTATTTTACTCAAAGCGAAAATAAACCTATGGGTTTTTATTGGGTTTCTAATCGATTAAATCAATTAGGCGATAAGATATTGAAACGATTGAATTCAAGTAGGGAAAATGGAAAAAAAGGAGGCAGGGGAAATAAAAAAGAAAATAAACCTATGGGTTTAAATCCGCTTAACCCAGACCAAAACCCAGATGAAAACATACTAAATGAAACTAAACTAAATGAAACTAAACCTAAACCTAAATCTAAATTATTTATTAAACCAACAATTGATGAAATTAAAGATTATTGTTTAGAAAGAAAAAATAACATCGATGCAGAACATTTTTTTAATTTTTACGAAGCTAGAGCTTGGAAAGACATAAAAAACTGGAAAGCCTGCGTTATTACTTGGGAAAAAAACAAAAATAAATTTAGTAATAATAGCTTTAACAACAATCAAAACAAAACACAGGGGGTATCAGAATGGAAGCGTATAATCAGTTAAATCAAGAAATTTGTAATGTTGATGCAGAGCAAGCATTACTAGGCGCTATAATCCTTAATAATTATTATTGTTATTCGATTCAAGATATTCTTAAACCTGAGCATTTCTATTATGCTCCGCATGAAAAAATTTACTCACATATTCTTAAATGCTTAGAATCTTCGGTAATCGCTGACAAAATAACACTAAAGCAACTCTTTGAAACAGATGAGGATATTAAGAAAAATGGAGGTATTAAATATCTTTCAACTTTAATGTATTGTGCTTCGGGTATCTTTGAAATTAAAGATTATGCAAAAATAATAATTGATTGTTGGAAGCGTAGAGAATTAAAAGGACATGTTGAAGAGTTATTAAAAAATATTTCTAATCCATCGAATTCGTTTCATGATTTATCAAGCAATCTTTACCAAAAAATAGAAAGTCTTGATATTGATGAGCAAACTCAACCGCAACCAATCGCTAATGTTGTTGCAGAAAAATTAAATGATTTAATGCACAAAACTAACAATGAAATTGTTTCAACTGGTTTTAGTGGATTAGATGATAAAACAGGAGGATTTAATAAAGGTTATCTTGTTATTATCGCTGGTCGCCCTTCAATGGGTAAAACTACATTTAGCCTTTGTTTAGCAAAAGAAATTGCTAAAAATGACCATGTGTGTTATATTTCGATTGAAATGACTTCTAAGCAAATTGTTTCAAAGATTCTTGGAAATGAAGCTAGCATTAATCTTAAAAAAATTAAGATGAATGATGTTAGCATTGAAGAATTAAAAATTGCAGGCAATGCTGGTGAGAGAATCGGAGAGTTAAAATTTAATATCGATTATCCAACGAAGGGAATAACAATAAGAAGCCTAAGAGCAAAGATTAAAAGACAGGTTGATAAATTTAAAACTAAGATTGTTTTTATCGACCATTTGGGAAAAATTAAATCAGAAGGCAAGACTTGGAGCAAAAACGAAGAGGTATCGCAAATAACCAATTCTTTAAAAGACATCGCAAACGAGCTAGGAATAGTTATAGTTGTGTTATCTCAGTTATCAAGGGCAGTTGAGCAAAGACAAGATAAAAGACCTCAATTAAGCGATTTAAGAGATTCTGGAAGCATAGAGCAAGATGCAGATATTGTTATGTTTTGCTTTCGTGCTGAATATTATCTTGAAAGAGCTATGCCAAGCAAAGTTTATGAACCAAACGATTATGCTGAGTGGGAGCGTGAATTAAGCAAGGTTAGGGGATTATGCGAAATCATAATCGCAAAAGCTAGAGAAGGAGAACCACAAACCGCTAGATTTACTTTTAATGGTAGCTACGGAAGATTCACTGAAATACAGGAGCAAAATGATTCATATTAAAACTATACTTGCAAAAGCTATTGAAAATGCAAGTAATGCAAAATTTTATCATCACAATCGAGATATTTTTATTAAATATTTCGAGAGCATTGAGCAATATCAGAATTTAATTGAAGCTGGCAATTTCAAGAAAATTCAAGAAATAATCAGGAAGCAAACTGATTTTAACTTTAACAACTTTAACAATTAAAAACTATGAAAACAACATCTTACGAAATTTCAAAAAAACTAAAAGAAGCTGGGTTTGAGGCTGAAACTAATTTTTATTGGTATTGCTACGATAATGGACGGGAGATGAGGCATATTGCAGATGCTGATGGTAAAGGCGATGTTGAAGCTTATGACCTCGAAACGCTACTCGACGCTTTGCCTGAGTCTATTCAATATAAAAAATATAAAAGTAGTGATTGGTATTACCTTTTTTTACGAGCTCCTTCACGATTCTCAGAAACAAATAAAACATTGGGTTATTATAATGAGTGTAGTGAATATATGGATAATTTCAGGATGGGTTGCGAAGATGGTATTTTTGAAGTTTCTAAATTATCTCCAAACGAATCACTCGCTGATACCGCTGGCAGAATGTGGCTATTATTGAAAGAAAAGGGGTTAATATGCTAACAATTACTATAATTTACTGCACCATTTTATTATTGGGTATTATTTCAACCCTATGAACATCTTAATAATTGAAGATTGCCGAATCATGACCTTTCTATGGAAACTACAAGCCAAGGAAGCGGGACATATAACAACTTGTTGCGAATACAAGCATGAGGCACTCGAATTATTAAGAAGCAATGTTTATGACTTAATTATACTCGATAATAATTTAAGCGGTGAATTAGGACTAGAAATTGCGAAAGAAATAAAAGACATTACTAAAACTAAAATAATATTATCCAGTGCCGATGATGACCTTGTCGGCAATGAATTTATCGATGATGTTATTGGTAAAAAACAACTTAATTTTAAAGATTTATAAAATAATTAAAATAATTCTTGACTATTAATCGAGGCTTGTTTATATTGATTGGAACACTACTAAAAAAACTAATAAAAAAGTCAAGCTTTAAGACTTAATTTAAAATAGAAGCAAAATACGATTTATTTATAAGTCGGAGCGGGTAAGCGTCTGTATCGAAAGATAAGAATTAATAAACCTTACTAGTTTTTTAATTTACCAGCCAATGGACTTTGGCATGAGGGAATATAGAGGGCATAACAAAGCGGAATTGTGTATAGCGGTTTCGTGAGGTGCAATAAAGCCGAGAGGCATGCGGGGCTTTGTTAATAAATCGTGAATATTTAAATGGCTAGTGTTGTGAGCCTTAGTTGGACAAGGCGGCGACCATAAAGATATATGGGTTCAAGTCCCATTTAATAGTTTAATGGCAAAACATCTTTCCACCGCAATTTGCAGGTTCGAGTCCTGCCAACACTAGCTTTTTAAATATTTAGCTGGCACGGTTAAAGATGGTGCGAAAATACTTTATTTACGGGCTTGGTCGCTCCTCTGAATAAAGGGTAGATTGTGTAGAGGAAGACTAGCCGTAGAAATACGCGTTATCAACGGTAGAAAGGGTTCTAGTGCCGTCTTAGTGTGGGTTCAAGTCCCGCCACAATTGCAGTTAGCCTTCTTTAAAAAGACAATATTATTAACTTAAATTTAAAAACTATGAAAAAATATATTTTATTAGGAACTATTTTATTATTGTCAGCTTGCGGTTATTCTTCAATTGATAACGAAGCGATTGGTCAAGTAAAAAAAACAATGACTATAACCCCTATTTTTTGCCCTCAATATAAAGTGGCAGATATTATAGTTGGATCTCAACAAGCTCTTGAACAAGCTTTTTATATTCAAAATGCAAATAAAACTAATAATTCAAATAGCATGAATCTTCATACAGCAATTATCGTATCTGTTGAACAAAATAAAATTTTACAACAAGCTTTAGAGAAAGGTAAAACTATTAAATTTACTTACAATGAAGAAAGAATAACTTTTTGCACAACTTCACGCTTATTTATGAAATCTGTAGAAATTATTGAATAAAATTAAATTATCTAAACAATATTAACTTAAAATAAAACTTATGAAAAAACACATTTTAGTAAACAACAAAAAGGAAATTTTTGAAAGAAATCAAATTATTTCAATTCAATTGTCTTGGAATAAATTAAAACGTGAATATACTTACAAATGGCTTGATGTATTCCAAGCCTGCAATTATGACGAACAAAGAAACATTTTAGGCGTTAATTATGTTGCTTATGCAATCGCTAAAACTAGACAATGGTTAAATTGCCCAGCCTTGCCTTATATCGAAGCTTTCACTGATGCGGAAAATCTTGAAATACAACAAGACTTGCAAAAGCGTTTGTGCGTGTCGGAAATGAAATGGCTAATCAAAGCAAATCAAGAAATTAGATTCCATAATACAGAATATGGCATTGAGGGAGCTGGAAAGAATATTAGAGAAGCAATTAAATCATTTATCGATAATGCGGTTGAATCTTTTATTAAAGACGATATTGACCCACGGGGCGACCATGAGGAATATCGAGAAATATGTTTCTATAATATGGAACATTGCGAAGTATATTTACCGAAAAAATATGTCAATAAAATTTGGGACGAAATCGAAAATAGACTTGGTGAAGAAAAAGAAATAGATGAAGCAACGAAAGCCGAAAAGATTTGGGAAATGAAAGAGGAAAGATAATATGTTAAACTTTTTTAAAAGAGAACGGCGGGAACAAGAGCTTAAAGATAAGCTTTTTATAGAATCCATGTCGGCAATTAACAAAGTTCAAACTATGGCAATTGTCGCACAAACTACTTTAAAAATATACGAAGACCACCTTATTGCTAAAGCTAAAATTGCAAAATTACGCAATGAAGCCGAACAACTTTTTAAAAATTTATGAACAACGAAGCACAAACCAAGCATTTTATTATTCTCCAAAAAATCAAAGAACTTGATTTTGTTGAAGGTAAAAGTTTAACCGAGATTGCTAAAAAGCTTGGGACGAATAGAGCAATGATTTGGTCTATTAAAACTAAGATTGAAGGTTGCCAAAATTGTATTGAGGGTAATTTTAAAAAGCTTATAACAACTTATAAAAAATCACATTACAAAAAGATTAATCTTAAAAAATATAAAGATTATTATGTTTTTTCTGAGCCAAATCTTTATGTAATTTGTTATAAGAAATCGGATAAATTTAAAGAACTAATGGGGATATAAAAAAATAAATAATAGGATTTGACAACTAATAAACACTTGATTAATATAGGGCTACACCATAAAAAAATATTAACTTAAAATAAAAAACAAAACTATGAAAAATGAAACTAAAGGATTATCAGTAATTCAAAAAATCGAAACAACATTATTAGATAAATTGCCTCAATTTTATAATGGCGATGCTAATAAATATATTAAATCAGTATTGCTTGAAATTGCTAAAAGCAAATCAGACTCAAAAAAAGATTTATCAGTTTGCACCCCGCTTTCAATTTTAACGGCAGTAAAACAAGCGGTTGATTTAGGACTTGAAATTGATTCAAGGCAACATTGCCACTTAATCAAATATGGAGATAATGCTCAATTGCAAATTGGTTATCGTGGTTTTATTTATGCTATTAAAAGAGCCTATCCCGATGCAAATATTGTTGTAAATCTTGTAAAAGAAGGCGATATATTTTCAATTAAAAAAGATGGCGATATTGAAGAGTATAACCACACAATAAAAGACCCGTTCGCAGGACAAGATAAAATCATTGGCGGTTATTGCTATATTTCTTTTACTCTTGGAAATAGAAAAATTGCTAAAGTTGAAACTGTATCAAAAGAAGAAATAAATAGAATCAAAGGAAGTGCTAAACAAGATTTTATTTGGAAAGCTTGGTTTGAAGAGAAAGCGAAGGTAGCAATAATTAGAAGAGGTTGCAAAGTAATATTTGCGGGCTTAAGCAATGATTTATTAGATAATCTTGTAAATAAAGATAATGAGAATTTTGATTTAAACCAAGAAACTAAATCAGAACCAAAAATTATTAACGATTTACCAAAAGTTGATTTTGAAGCGGAAGACGAAGTTGTTGAAAAACAAGAAACGGCTTTGACTCAAGAAGAAATTGACGCTATCAAAGCAGAAGAATTTAGAGTTGCTAAGGAGGGTGAATAATGAAAGATAGATTTCAAATTATCGGTGCCAGTGAAATTGCTGGCATCATAAAAGAATATTCGGCTAACTTATTTGCTGAAAATTTAATTAGCGAAACAATAAACGAGAAATTGCAGGCAATGCCTAATTATCTTGAAACAAGATATTCGCTAGGTAAAAAGTTAATGCTTACTAGAGAGCAATTTAAGCGATTTAACGAGTTTACGAGCAACAAAGCTATGTCTCGTGGCAAAGAAATGGAGGAGGATGTAAAAGTTGATTATACCCGTCAACATTTAGAATTAAAAGTTATTGAAGACGAAACTCAAGCAGTCAAAGATAAAATAATCAAAGGTTGCAAATTCCCGTTTAGAGCAACAATTGATTATATTTTAAGCGATAACAAAATTTTAGAATGTAAAACAACTGATATAAACCAATGGTTTAAAATTGAAAATGACGGCTTGCCTTTTAATTATTATATTCAAGCTCAAGCTCAATTATGGCTTCATGAAAAAGAAATTTGCGAAGTTCATATTGCGGGAGTTAATACAGTTAATAAAAATCATCAAATATTAGAATCCAAAACTTTTAAGGTTGGCTTAGACCCAAAAATGGTTAGAGCAATTACCGCTAGTTTAGTTTGGTTTAGTGCTGAATTTGAAAAAGGCACTTTGTTTAACAAAGACGAAGCGGATAAAACTAAAAAAGATAAGCAAATTGATGAGTTTTTAGCACTTGAGAAAGGAACTCTTGAATTGCCACTTGAAAGCGATTTGTCGGCTAAATTAGCTCGATTAAAAGAGCTTGACGAGGCAAAGAAAGAATACGAAAAACTTGATAAAGAAATTCGAGAGCAAATCAAACAATCAATGCAAGATTATAAATTTGCTAGGTTTAAATCTAATCAATTTGAGATTGAGGCTAAATATAGCAATGAAAGCTATCATGATGAGGCAAGTATTAATGAAGCAATTGAGAAAGCTAAATCAATGAGTGTCGGCGATGTGAAAGCGGGCAAGAAATTAACAATTAAATATTAATAACAATGACAAAAATAACTATACTAAGCGGTTTCGGGCAAGAGCCTCAAACTTTTAAAAATGTCTTTAGCAATAAAGATGTAATTACACTAGACTATCTTCAAAATAAAAACTTTGAGGATTTATTGACGCAGGATTTAAAAGCTTATGATAACGAGGTTGTTATCGGTTGGAGTCTTGGCGGGCAAGTTGCGATTCGATTAATTGAAAAACAAATATTAAAACCAAAGTTATTAATTCTAATAGCTACGCCGTTTCAGTTTGTTGAAGATGATAAAAACGAGGTAGGAATGCCATTAGAATTGTTTAATCAATTCCAAAATGTTTTAGATGAAAATCCAGCACAAGCATTGGCATATTTAGGGCATTTAACATCTTTAGGAGATAAAAACCCTGAAGATGTGTTAAAAAATATGGTCGCTATTGAGAATACTGATAATTTATATTCTTGGCTTAAGGAATTAAAAGACTTTAATTGTTTTAATGTCGATTTTAAAAACTTTCCAAAAACAGTTTATATTTGTGGTGATGGCGATGCTGTCGTTAATTCTAAGCAATATAAATACTTTAGCGAAAGACTTAGTGATTTTGAGATGCAAATGATTTTTAGTTGTGGACATGCCCCGCATTTCTCACATAAAAACGAGTTTTTAAACATAATTAATGAGAAAATATGAGCGATTATCATAAAAAAACAATAGATGTAAAAAATCTAAAAAACTTGGTGGACGCTGATTATTTACCAAAAATTAACTTATTGTTTAATAAGGATATTCCAAAAGAGCCAAAAACTCCCGATGAATTGATGTTGTTTCAATTTGCTGGCTTAAAAGAAAGTGAGATACAAAAATACTTTTTTAGCCAGATCCGAAACCTAGGAATTGAAATTATGAGCAAAAATAAGCTTAATTTTATGGAAGCTGTTAAAAATGATAATGGTGATGCGGTAGTATCAAAATTAACTGATAACCAAAGAATGGCGTTTTATGCAAGAAAAAAAGCGGAAGGGTTTAAGGGTGGCTTTCCTGATTTAACCATACTTCTTTTTAATTCTAGGCTATGTCTAAGAGATACAATGTATCTTGAGTTAAAAAGAATAGATGCACCAAGCGGGATTCATTTAACGGAAGAACAATTAGATTGGTTTGTGAAGTTAAACAATATGGGTTATAATTCCTATATTACAAACAATCCGATTTTCTTTCGAGATGTTGTTTTAAAAGAGATTAGAAATTTTTTTGAGGTTTAAACATGATTTTAGATATTTTTCAGGATATAGCAATTATTCTTTTTTTTCTTGGCTCAAAAATAACTAATAAAATTGGTGCAAGTGGGGCGGTTTTGTATTTGATTTATGCAATTTTAAAAATATTAGTGCGTTTTAATTTAATAACAATTGTAGGGGTTTAATGGAAAAATTAAAATATTATTTAAAAGAAATAAAGGAAAATGCAAAATTTCTTTACAATGAAGAAACTTATATAAAAGAATTTAGCAATTGTAGCACCTATAGTCTGGTTGCTCTTGCACCCTTGGTTTGTGCAACAATTGCGGTAATCACGCCATTAACAATTATTGCATTTGCTTTTCATGGTTGGCAATTAATGTTTGTTTGTTGTCTATTTTGGGCTTTGGTGTTATGTTATATATTAGCAATACTTTTTCGTAATTTATAGGGGTTTTATGATTTTTATTTTTACTTTTCTTTTTATATATTTTCACTCTTTCATGTATGATAAATCTTTCATGTATGATAAATCTTTACAATTATATTGGAAAGAAAAAAGAATTGATTATGCTTTTGGCTATATAGTCAGCGTGATTGCATTGGTTTATTTAATTTGGAGGTTTTAATATGAATAAAAATTCATTTTGTGAAGTGTTTAAGATAATATTTTTATTTTTTTTGTTTTTCCTTTTCATGACTTTTATTGTAAAGTTCATTAAACACAAAGACCCTATTTGCGATATTGAAAAGAAAAGCAAGTTTATTCTTGAGTGCATAAAAGCAGATACAACAAAAGACTTGCGGGCGATTGGTGCTTGCGAGCAAATGTCTATAAAATTATATTGTAAATAATATGAAATTACTTAAAACTTTTTTAATATTTTTTATTGCATTTGGAGTAATGTATTTTTTTACAGGATTTATTCTTGCTGATTTTAATTATGCAAATTGGAGTGAAACAAACAGAGGACTCATTATTACGATATCTTTTTTTATCGCTCTTTTTAATCATATGTGGGACACCACTCCAATAGATTGACTTTTAAATTCATGCAGTTTAAAATAAAAACATACTAGACGCTTAAAAAACGAGCTAGTCAAATCGCTAGAAATGGCTTCACTAATCAAGCGGTTAAGTTTTGGAAAGGCTAATAGAGATGTTAGTTTTACGCAATAACTCCAAGACCTCTGAAACGAGCAAGCCCTAGTAGGTTCATCGCTTACCTAAGTATCAAGCTAGGGCAAAATAAGGGAAGGGTAAAACACAGCGGTTGACTCCATGTCAATCGTGATAGCTTAAGAATAATAAATCATATCTTCGGAGTGCCTGTAAAGTTCTTTGTGAAAGCAGGTAAACTAATTGCAATTGTGGTTAGTGGTAAATTCTTGTAGGGGGCTGTGTTTTTAAAGGTGTCGAATTCGACACCTTTAAGATTTTCTAATTTTCCTTTATCCTCTTTTTCTTTATCTTTCTTTATCTTCTTTTATTTTTTTTTATTCCTTAATCCGTAAATTTTATAACCGCTATTTTGTAGGCTTCAAGGGGGTTTATTCTCCTTTTATTCTCCTTTTATTCTCTAATTTCGATTTCACAATCAAATAAAGAATCTAGTATTATCAATGCTTCAGGTCAATTTTATCAAATAACCATCAAATAAAATTAAGTTCTATTTAGTTGAAATAAATCCGATTTTTTTGAATGCAGTGTTTAAGCGGGTTGAAGGCACTTTTACTACTAATTTACAGATAATTTACAGATAATTTACTAATTTTAAGTAGAAAAAACTTTTGCCTTTGTTTTGTAGGTTTGGAAAGGGTTTTATCTTTAATTCTTTCTTTTATTTATCTTTAAATTATTTGCACCAATTAGGTTTTTGCCCTTCGCCAGTATAAGGCACTGCTAAACCTCTATTTAACAAAGCCTTAGCAATATCAACACCGCCAACTTTAACAACAGCAACGATTCTACCGCCGTATTTATCATTTTTAACTTCTGATAAAAGCAATTCTTTTTCTCCTATAACGCCAATAAGTTCATTGACGAATTTTTGTGCTTCTTCTGCTTTAATTTTTTCCTTTTCACATTTAGCTTTTGAGCCTCTTTCTGGTGCGTCAATGCCTTTAATACGAACGATTAAACCAAGCTTTTGGATTAGTGGGGATTCTTTTTGAATGTTAATTGCTATAGTGTCCCCGTCAATTATTCTTAAAGCTTTGTACACATACATTTGGTCTTGTGCTTGTGCTGATGAGGCTAGTAAAAATAGTATAAGAAAAATTATCATATATTAGTATGCTTTATATTTTAAAATTAATTTAAGATTTTCTTTTTGGTCTTCATCGTCAATTTCTAAGATGAAGTCTTTATCGAGAGTTATTGCATTAAGCTTTGCTAAAGCCTTTACTGATTGAATGCCATAATAATCATAGACAATTCCACTACGAGAAAAATTATCAACTAATCTTTCACATGGCAAAATACAACCCTGAGAATCATCTATTGAGTTTCCGCTATGTATTCTTACACCTTTACGCTCAGGTGTATTTTTGACAAGATACAATTGCTTTTGAAATCTATTCGAAAATGTCATTGTGCAAGGATATTCACCAGCTAAGATGCAACTAGACTCGTTTTTGGTGGTTTGTGTATTATCCGAATTATTTTCTTTTCCTGCGTAAAGTTTGGCGGGTTCTATAGTATAAAATAAAGGAGGATAGCTTGGTTTTGCTGGGTCGATTACAGCACCAATTGTTGTGCCATATTTAAAAATTTTACCATCTTTTTTTACTTCAGAATAATTGCCGTTGTTGCAATAGTATCTTTTTAAAATTAATCTTTTAATTGGTGGTTGAACCACTTTTTCTTTTTTAAAAAATCCAAACATTATTTAAACCTCTCAAAACATTGTAATTGTAAAGATGGGTCAATACAACCACATTCTTTAATTGATTTTATTTGAACTAGTCCATTAAAAACATTGTTATTGTTAATAACTGATTCAAAATCTTTTTTATTAAAAACTGGTAAATTTTCGCAATAGTTATTACTCACTAAACATTTTTTCGAGCAACCGCTTGCGGTCATTAATATTAAGATTATTACTGCGTTTTTTAATAATTTCAACATTTTGTTTAACATTTAAATTTTGATTTTTAACTTCTTGCTCAATTTTTTTATATTCTTCAATTTTTTGTTTTTTAAAATAGTAAGAAATATAAAAAATAGACATAGGAAATATTGCAAATAAAACAATTAAAACAATTATTAATTTTTTTGGAGACCAAGTTTTAAAATCAATTATTTGCATTAAAAATTTTATAAAATTAATCATATTACTTTTTAAATAAAGTTATGTTTCCTAAGCCAATAATAGCAAAGAAACCACCACCAGCATAAAACAAGAACTTTCCTAACAAGTCAAATGTTTCTTGTTTTACTGGTCTAAAAATGTCAACTCCTATCAAAATAAAATAGCAGTAAAAAGCAACTATATATAAAATAGAATAAAGTATTGCGCCTGCTTTTTTTGTAAACATAAGTTATAATTTATTGTTTAGTTTTTCCATTAAATCGTTGCTTCTTTCTATTATCTTTAAATTTGCAATATCTTGATTTTCTATCTTGTGAGTTCGCTTTTTATAAGCATTTAAATCAATTCCAAATGCTTCAAGTTTTTCATTTGTTTTTTTTTGCTCTATCTTAAAATCAGCAACATCTTTTTTTAATTCAATATATTCTTTTCGTCTTTCTTTTTCTTTATATGCGATATTAAAACCCGAAATAAGAAATTCAATAAACTTTTTACCCAAATAAAAAGCAATGGCAAGCTTGGCAATGCTTGCATAAAGAGCATCGTCAATTATTTCTTTTAAGAATTCTATAAATTTAAAGTCCATTTTTTGAGCAAATATTTTGTTTAATTAAAATCATTTCTTTTTTAATATCAGTAATATCTTGCACAACTGGTTTTAACATATCTTTTATTGTATCTTTATTTTTAGTTGTGATGTAAAAATAAGCAAAATAAATAAACAAACCACTTATAACAGTTGAAAACTCAGGGGCTTGTTTCATTAAATTAAATATAGCAACAAACTCATTCATTTCTTTTTCCTCCATTTGCTACCGCCACGGATAATAACAGCAATGTAGAAAGCCTTAGCTTTCCACACTTCTAAACTACTATTGCGTAAGCCACTATAAAACGCCATATCAGCATCTCGGCGAAACATGTCATAAGGTTTTAACTCAGAATATAAAAAATCATGCGCAATTGCATTTTCAACGCCAACATCGAAGTT